GCCCCGGTGCGTATTCTGACACAATAAAAAGACTGAAAACCAGTATTGCAGCATTTAAGAAACAACTTGCCTTTGCTGGCAAGATCCCGCCGATCGTATTCGCTACGGATATGAACAACAACCACGGCTACACGCAGGCGGCGCAAAAGATAGATTTAAACGTAGGCAAGCAGGCGGCAGAACTGCCAACGGCGGCAGAGATCGCGCAGCGTTTACCGGTGGAAATGAGCGGAAAAGATCCGGCAGACACGGACGGAGATATAAATATATAGAGTTTATGCGGTTTTGCGGTTCGTTTTCTTTTACTTTTACGAACTCCGGCACGTTTCCGGCGGTTCTGGTGTGGAGATCCGGGGACAGGTCCGGCAGCTTATACCCTGGGGCGGGGGTGTAGAACGGAGCGGATCAGGGGCAACTCACCCCTCTGAGTTCCCGAAAAATTAAAAAGCCCAAAACCACCCCAATCGTAAAATGGCAAAGAACCCTATTACCGTAAACCACCCAATTTACAATGTAAGTATAAACACGGCATCCGAATAACAAAAGGAAAGTGAGGACTTTACAAAACCACAAAATCCAAAATCGGCGGATGCCTACCGGCATAGAAAGAGAGAAATATGGAACAGAACAAAGAAACAGCAACACAGAATAAGCAGAGAGAGGCGGAAGTATGCAGAGAGAAGAAACAGACCGCATGGGACAAATGGAAAGAGGACACACTGCGGAAGTTCAACCGGACTGCATGACAGAGGCATACACCGTAGGAATCTCTGAAACGCATATCAGAAACAATGCAACGGTATTCCGAGTATGGCAGATGATAGAGTGTGGAGAACTTACCAGAGAAGAGGGATTGTACCTCATGGTAAATACGCTTGCGGATGAAAACCATCGTCTGAATCAAATGTGTAATGACCTCATAATGAGGATGCCGTCACGTCTGCACGTAGAAACGATAACAGGCGAAAAATAAAAATCGGCGGAGGCTTACGCCTCATAGGAGGTAAAACCGAATGAGCAATGAAAACAGCAATTCCAAAAATTCCCCGGAAAATAAAAAGAGGTCTTGGCACAAGGAGCCGTGGTATAAAAGGTTATTCGACAAGATTTTGGTATCGTATTTTCTTCCGTGCAAGCATGAGTGGGAAGTACTGGAAGTCCTCTGGACGGTACATGATTACGGCGGATTTAAGTGTGAGGTATGCAAATGTGGGTGTAAGAAATGCGGAGAAATAAGCATTGAGCAATTATTAGTATGAGGTGTAGGGCATGGATAGACCGGTAGAAATCACAAGAAGCTATGCAGAGTGCAAATTCTGTAACGATATTGCTGATATGTGCAATGAGATACCAGATTGTACTCACTGTGAGAATAGAAAAGGAACATGGATAGATACAATCACGAGCCTGCTTGGCACAAAAGCGGTTGTCGTTCTGGAAGATGGCAAAGTGGAGACATATCCATTGGATAGACTTAAAGTTATCACAAAGAGGGAGAGATAATGAAGATCATTGAAGAAATTGGCGAAGCTGCAATGTTGGAGCAGCTTGCTGAGGAATGTACCGAACTTGCAAAGGCGGCACTCAAAATGGCAAGGATCATACGAAAAGAGAATCCGACACCTGTAACAGAGAAAGAAGCCATAGCAAATATCAGAGAAGAGTACACGGATGTCGTACAGTGTGCCGGAGAACTTTCATTGACCGTAGATGAGGAACAGATGGCACGCAAACACGAACGGTGGGAAAAGAGAGTGAGGGATAGAACATGATACCATTCAGGCATTGCATAAGGGAACCGCACGGATCTGCAGTGAAATTTGAGATACTGGCAGCAGCACCGAATGAGTTTCAGGTACGTTACCCAGATTATGATTACATTAAAATGGGAGTCGGACCGTCAGTGATGTATAACAGAGAACAATTACTGTGTTTCCTACTGACATATGACAAGGCAGAGTGCCTTGAATTTATGGAAAAACTGTATCATCACATGGGATGGCCTACTGAAAAGCTGCATGAGAATCCGGCGTTTGCCGAAGTGATAAAGGAGAAAGAGGCATGATAGCACGTTTCTTACAGAATATTGTCGTAAATGACATTGAGAAGAATATGGAAATGAATATTGATAAGGGTGAAGAACTCTTTGCCATCGACAGAGGGACCCATTATGAGCTGAGAAAGGCTGACGGATGGGGAACTATGGCTCCGAAAGAGTGCGAGGGAGAATATTATGAGATCATCAAAGAATAAAAATCCGTGTTTTGATTGCCTTGCATCAGAAAAAGAAAATGAGGAAGTATGCAGGACCATACGGGCGATATTAAATAAGCACAATAGCGTACAAGTGGATCTGAATGATCCTGGCAGCATAGGAACATTAACCATAGGGGATTGCACATTTAACGTTTATCTTGGAGGCACAACACTGAATAGGCTGTCGCTTCTGCCGGACAAGGATGTATATAGGCGTGTATTCACACTGATAGAGGCGTAGGGGGATATGTATGGAAAATGAGACAAAACCACAGCTCTTTATCATGGATGAACGGCTCGGAGATCCCATACCGCTTGCGGAAATTAAGGAAATATCCGAGCCTACACTGGATGAAGAGTATGATATGCCGGATATTTCTCATCTGAAAGAGGGATTTGAAATACCTTTTGAAGTGAAAATGAAGAAATCTGCCATAAACAAACTGTTTCAACCGTGTTTTGGCAGAGAACCTTATAGGAATCTCGAAAAATGTGCCAAGTGCATACTGAAAAATGACTGCGTTGTGGCGAAAATCGAGAACAATTTCAACATGAGATTAAGGGCATACCACCCTTGATAATAAATCACAAGGAGGACACCAATGGAAGAGAAAGAAAAGAAACCGTGGAGACCGCCAGAAGCGGCACATTTACCCGATCCGATAGCGTTTGCCATGCAGGGTTTTGAACGCTTTGGATTACCGAAAGAACGGCTGATACCGCCATTACAAACATTTGACAGAGTGATGCAACACTCGACATTTACCGAAAACCGATGGTGGGAAAATGCAAGACAGGTAACGGCAACATCATCGGCAGAACAGTGGCGGAGAGTGAGCATCGAAAGAGCACGCTGTCTCGGAGAACCATGGCCGGATTTTGATGATATACCGGTTGCGAGTATCACAGAGGATTTTTCACAGAAATGTCAAAATGCCACAATCGGATTATTAAGAGATCAGGTAATAGCATCATGCACTATTCCGGGAGAAACATTGTTTGGGGACATTTTTAACCAGTTAGGTATTAAGGAGGACAATATGGATAGAAGTTTAGCAGACAAGAAATTTAAGAAAGTAACTATCGAGTGCGAGGACGGCACGACTTACGCTGGAAAGATCAATCATGTATGTGGCAGCCCGTATCGTTGCGACAAACTGTGTGTAGAAGCAATGGTTGAGGACAAGCCTATTGGAGCATACGGTATCGAGAAAGTCCTGTTCCAGAATCCGGCAACAATCGTATTTTGGTCTGACGGTACAAAGACGGTTGTAAACTGCATGGATAATGTGGAAATCAAGAAAAAGGTTGTTGATGGCAAGGAAATAACCATCCGTAAGCCTAAAAAGGCTGATACCTATTCCGAGGAAGCCGGTCTGGCTATGGCTATCGTGAAGAAATGGGCCGGCAACAACGGAAACTATAACAACATCTTCCGTGAGTTCATCCCCGGGATGGCGGAGTATGAAAAAGATGTAAAGAAATCTGCAAAGAAAGCTAAAAAGGCACAGAAATCGGAGGAATAACCAATGACGCTGAGGGAATTTGCCAAGGGATATGACGGCAACATTATGCTGAAAGCATTTGAGAATGAGAAATCAACAGCTCCGGCGGCAATTATGATGACTCAGATTACGGATTCTATCAAGGATGAGGTTCTTGACAAAGAAGTATACAGCTACACAATGGTTTGCGCTTCACTGTTTGAACGGTATCTGAGAGTGAATTTTGAAGCTGTGCCGGAGATCCCAAACGAAACGGAGGGAACTGAATGAGAAAGATATTTTTTGACACAGAGTTTACCGGCCTGCATCAGAACACAACACTCATAAGCATCGGACTGGTTTCTGATGAGGGCGAAAGATTTTATGCGGAGCTGACCGATTACGATGAGACGCAGTGCGATGATTGGATTACCAAGAATGTGCTGGATCATCTGCTCCTGAGCGGCAACACGGAGCTGGAAAAGGAACTGGAAGAGGATGAACTTACGACAAGAGTAATCGGCAACAGGGACGATGTGAGAACAGAATTGCTTAATTGGCTTGATGGTTTCGGAGATGATATTCAGTTTGTCTCTGATGTGTGCCATTACGATATGGTTTTATTATGCGAACTGATTGCAGATGGAGCTATGTTGCTGCCGGAGTACATCAATCCGTTTTGCCACGATCTCTGCCAGGACATTTCAATGATTTTGGATATTTCAGAAAAGGCAGCTTTTGACATTTCGAGAGAACAGCTCCTTACAGACAGAGGAATTGATTTGCCGAAAGGTCAAAAACACAATGCACTCTACGATGCGGAAGTTATCAAAGCGATATATGAGGACTTTTTCTCTGTGGGGGGGGTAAAACAGGGAGGTAAGAATGGATAAGGGACAAATCTTAATGGATTACCGCTTGGCGAAGAACCATAAGAGACAGATACCCATTCTTGCGGACTTGAATGTGTGCGACACGCAGACAATAGTAGAAATTCTGGAAGAGGGCGGCTACAAGCGTATGTTCAATACGAATGGTGTGGATATTTCCGTGAAGAAAACAGAGATTGAGCAAAAGTATTCTTCCGGGGAATCCATAGCCGCCCTTGCAATGGCATATCACATTTCAAAGAAACAGATTAAGGTACTTCTCGGAGTAGAAGAGACGGAGGAAAAAGGAACCATGTCTGAGCAGGAAATGATAAAGAAACTCGGAGAACTTACGAGCGAGGTTGAAAAACTGAAAGCAAACAAGAAATCTCTGGAAGAAAGAAATGCGCAAGTAGAAAAAGAGAATGATGATCTGAGGAAACAGATTGAACAGCTTGAAAGTTTCAATGCAGAGCTGGATGCCACAGTCAAGGAACAGACTGAAATGCTGAACGGTGGAAAGTTATATGAGAACTATCAGGAAGTTTGCATTAAGAACAGCAAGCTCAACGCAACGGTTGATGTCCTGGTAGAGAAAATCAGTATGCTAAAGGCGGTGGGCTGTCATGGATAATGGAATGGAACTCAGAGTGAAAGATTATTGCGCTTTCTGCCCTGATTTTGATGCTGATGTTGATAAGGTTGATATTACTGTATTGGCGGATCGTACACAAAGGGCATTAACGACTATCAGATGCAGACACGCCGAAAAGTGCGAAAGAATATACGGGAGAATACAGGAGGGCAGAACCAATGAAACAACGGTGGTACAAAGTAGTGTTTGAAACCATTGAGAGAAAACCAATCCGCAGAACTGTTACCGTATGCAGCACGGACAGTGTTCATGCGTCTGCTCTGGTATATCAGCAGTTCGGTAGAAAGAAAATCAAGGTAAAATCTGCCAAGAAAGTAAAGGAGAGCGAATGATGGATAATTTGAACTTGAAACCGCAGTCCCCGGATGAAGTAAAAACCATGATGTGGACTGGGGAAAATCAGCGTGAAATGTTCGATCTGCTTACTTGCGGCAAGAAAATTGATGATTATATGACTGCCAGTGGAGAGAACTTTTTCATAGACCATAGCACCGTAAAAGGTGGGTTGGTGATCGTTACCAACATAGGAAATCAGTGCGGATGCAAAATACCGGTAAAGATAGGGGATTATGTGTGCGGTCGCAGATATGGAGATAAATGGTGCTTTTCCGTTGCGGACGGTACGGCTTTCGAGAACAATACTTGTGGAACTCTTGAAAAGAGAGATGGGAAAGAAAAACCGATAGACATATTCAAAAACCAGAAGCAGTTAGAAGAGTGCCTGAGAGAGTGGCAACACAGATTATTCCTTGATGGGTGGTTGATACTGGCACACGTTAAGGATATGATAAGCATGAGGCAGATACGCTTTTGGCAGTTGTTGACGCAAGGAACAATGGCGGTGTGGATATTGAGAATGTCACAACTTCCATTGCTGCGGTTGCGGAGCAGTACCCGGAACTGAAATCGAATGAAAATTATAAAGAGCTTATGAATGAATTGGCTACGACTGAAAATCTGATTGCACAGTACAGACAGTCCTATAACAATGAAGTCCGGGCATACAAGAAATATGTGCGTAAGTTCCCTCATAAGCAGATCTTAGGAATGATGGGATATGAGGTTATCAATTATTCATATCTGGAATACAGCACAGAGGACAGGCAGCCGGTAAGCAATCTGTTTGGAGAATAAGCCTATGAGAAAATGGAGTACGATAATCTACTCCGGCAGTGGTTGGGATTTGACGGTGCGAGAACTCATGTTTAGCATCGTCATTATCCTTGTCATGCTCACGGGTGGATTTTTCATCAGCGAAAAGATTTCTTCCTCATGCGACAACAAAAATGAGGAATATTATCAGGCAATTAAGATCGATAATGACGCAGAACAGTTCCAGTATGGAATGAGAACCAATGTAGGCAATGCGTTTGTAAAAGGAACTCTGTCGGTTGTAGATCCAGTTACTGACTCTGATATTGATGGCGAATATGCCTACATAGAAGTCAGAGAGGAACATTACAACCAACACACCAGACAGGTAGCCCATACGACAACGATAAATGGAAAATCCCACACATATTACACAACGGAAACTTACTATTCGTGGGATTATTACGACAGTTGGGAAAAACATAGCGAAAAGGTATCATTTCTTGGCGTTGAATTTCCATACGGCACAATATCCATGCCGGGAGACTATCATATAGACACACAGAAGAAATCAAGCCGTGTGCGATATAAGTATTATGTCATAGACACTGCCTACGATGGTGTCATTTATACAGAACTGAAGGATAACACGATAAGCAATGGCAGCACATTCATTCAGACAGATACATTAGATAGTGCCGTGGATTACATGGTAAGTAGTAATACGGCGATAATGGTCGGATTCTGGATATTATGGATTGTCGTTATAGGAGCTGCGGTGTATGGATTCTGCTATTTGGATAACAGATGGTTGGAGGATGAGTAATGTTTATAGTAAATCAGGATAGGGACATTACAATCAATTTGAATAACGTAAAAGAAATATTTGTAAGTCAGGAACGAATATTTGCTGACAACACAGTAATCGGGAAGTATAAGACGGAAGAAAGAGCAACTCAGGTTTACAATGAAATGCTGCAAATTTTATTTTCCCCATACGTGATGCTGAAAAATGCAGAATTGCTGCCGGATGCAATGAAAACCCTCACAAACGGAAATGTGATTCTGCTGAAAAGTGCGGACAGAGAGCCGGACGTGAAGTTTTATGACAATGGATTATATTATATGACGGAGGAATAGAGATGAAAGATTTGATTTTTGCACTTATATGGTTTGTGGTATTGGGAATTTATATCTTTGTGGGTTGGAAATATGCAAAGTCCAACAATGAAGTGAAGAAAGAAATTACACAGATGAATGAGCTGCTGTTGGAACAGAACTCTCAGCTAAAAGAACAGAATAAGTATCTCAACATGGTTATTCTGAGCGTTTGCAGTAAGAGTGTGAGAGATCGTAAAAATGCAGAGGGAGGAAGAGATGCGCAGACAGAAACGGTCGGCAAACAGACCACATTGGAGAAAGAGACAGGAACGAAGAACACGACCACAGCCGCAGATAAAAGAACCACTGTTTCAAGTTAGGTATGATGAAAGACCGATAGAAAGATATGCCGAGTGCATGGAGATGGATATATTCGATGCAGGACGTGATGGCGCAACAGAGTATGTTCATAAAGAATTGACGAGCAGAATAGGGTTAAAACTTGCCGAAGAGGGTTTTATCAAATTTGAAACAGACAGAAATCCGGCGCGCCGTGGCATTATAATCCGTGCGTCAGTAAATGTGGTAAAACCTTAAATATTATAGAGCCGTGTAGAGCCGTGAGAAAGGATGAATTTTCATGGCTCAACACGAACTATCGAATAAAGAGATTATCGTAAGGCTTCTGAAAAGCGATCTGAGTGACTATGACAATCTTCTGTCCTTACTCGGAATGGCAAATGAGGTTATTCGGGAAGATAAAGAACTTTCACGGAAATTAGCGAATAAGGTCAGATTCCTTGCACTGAGACTATGTGCGACAGGAGATATTAAATATTACGATTTATACAATAAGGCTCTTTTGTTCTTGGCACAGGAACATAAGGATTTTGACTCTTATCTGCTTTATGTGGAAAAGAACAGAGATCCAGAGGACAGATACTATCAGCCACGAAGAAATAAGATTTATTGGCTTGTACAGAAGATGCAGAGGCTTATTGATGATGAGTTGGATATTCTATCAATATCAATGCCTCCTGGCACCGGCAAGACCACACTGGGAGAGTTTTTCATATCGTTTGTAATGGGGCATTACCCCAACACACCAAACCTTATGTCCTCCCATTCTGGATTTATGACGAGAATGTTCTATGATGCCGTTCTCAACATAATTACCAGCAATGAATATTGTTGGAGCGATGTGTTCCCGGACATTGTATTTGAGGGAAATAACGCAAAAGAAGAGACAATAAACCTTGGAAGATGGCAACCGTTTAAGACACTGACCTGCAGACCAATCAGAGGTTCCCTTACCGGTGTTACCCGTTGTGAGGGATTTCTGTATGTGGATGATTTGGTTTCCGGTATCGAAGAGGCTCTGTCTATTGATCGTCTGGATAAGTTGTACGGAGAGTACACCACAGACCTTAAATCTCGTAAAAAGAAGAAAGCAAAAGAGATCCACATTGCAACCCGATGGAGTGTGCATGATGTTATTGGCCGGCTTGAAAGAATGTATGAGGGCAATCCGAGGGCAGAGTTTATTGCTGTTCCAGACATTGATCCTCAGACCGGGAAAAGCAACTTTGATTACGATTATGATGTTGGATTCGATGAGAAATACTTCCACGATATGGAAATGTCGATGGATGATGTTTCATATCGCTGCCTGTATAAGAGCGATCCGATTGAGAGAGAGGGTATTCTGTATCATCCAACAGAATTGCAGAGATATATCGGAGGACTGCCGGACAGAGAACCGGATTCTATATTGGCAATCTGCGATACCAAGGACACCGGTACAGATTACAACTTCCTCGGAGTTTTCTATCAGTACGGAGACAGATACTATCTGGAAGATCTGGTATTCAAAAACATCGACCCTGGGACCTTGGACGAACTCAACTCAGATATGCTTGTTAAGCATCATGTACAGCAGGCACAGTTCGAGAGCAACAAAGAGGGTAGCAGAACCGCAAATGAGGTTGAGAGACTTGTTAAAGCCAAAGGCGGCAGATGCCATATTACGAAGAAATACACTACTCAGAACAAAGAGACCAAGATCATCGTCAATTCTTCATGGGTTAAGGAACACGTCATATTCAAGGATATTACAGAATATGAGCCAAAGAGTGATTACGGTGTGATGATGTCATTCCTTTGCAGTTATACACAGCTCGGAAAGAATAAACATGATGATGCGCCGGACACTCTGGCAATGTTCGCCCAGTTTGTAGATGCTCTTCTTGGCGGAGAGGGACAGGTAGTAAAGAGAAGTGACTTAGGAATATAGAAAGGGATAGCATGAGACAATATAGTTTCGCCACCAACTTAAAAAAAGAAAGAACGAATAGGGGAATTACACAACACGAACTTGCAACGGGCGTTCATGTGGCGCAGAATACCGTGAGCGATTGGGAACAATGTAAAAGTTATCCGTCAATCGACAAGATATACGATATAGCAAATTTTCTCAAAATCCCTGTGAGCAAGTTGATTTCTGATGTTCAGAAAAATGGCTGTAAAGCCGACTGCACACAGAAAAACAAATTTTTTTGAAAATTTTGTTTATTCCACTTGACAAAGAATGTTTAGTACGCTATACTACGACCATACCAAGTGACACGGATATAAGTTAAGCGGAGTGAACACAAGGTATTTGGCATTAAAGTTTCTCCTAACCATTACGGCACAGCAACAGTGCCGTAATATGGGAAGTAAGCTAACTCGGTAGAAGCGATGGACTGAAAATCCATAGGAGTTGGTTCGACACCAACACTTCCCACTCAGGATTACTGTTCCCCGACAGCAATCCTACATCGGAGGGTTCCCACTTATGATAATCCTCCGAAACCTCACATAGAATCTCCCCAGTGTGAGGTATGGACCATTAGCTCAGTTGGTTAGAGCGTCCGGCTCATAACCGGATGGTCCGGGGTTCAAGTCCCTGATGGTCCACGCATGGCAATCCGGCACGAAACTATAAATATGGCCATGGCAGTGAAGCTACGCCGAGATACACCGGAGGAAGTAAGGCGGCTGAGTGCGGCGGTGCAGTGCAGAAACGGTATGACTACCGCATGACCGTGACGGCTACCAGAGGTAGCAGACAAGAGAGGATGCAAAAAGATGTATATTCCTGAATTTTGGTGCGGTGTTGCCGCAACGATAATCACAGAAGTAATAATTGCAATCGCATATTCCATATATGCAGACCACAAGAAAGGAGGCAAGAAGTAATGAACAAAGCTGAATTAGTACAGGCTATGGCTGACGATGCCGGACTTTCCAAAAGTGACGCTGAAAAAGCACTCAACGCATTTGTTGAGATCGTAGGCGGAGAACTTGGAAAGGGTGGAAAAGTGCAGTTGGTAGGTTTCGGAACATTTGAAGTGACTGAGCGTGCTGCCAGAGTTGGCAAGAACCCTCAGAACGGAAAAGAGATTTCCATTCCGGCTTGCAAAGCACCTAAGTTCAAAGCCGGTAAAGCACTGAAAGATGAAGTGAATCGCTAAATGATCGGAGCGAACTTGGTGTAGTGTGGTGGTTCGATTCCACCTGTGGGTGCAGCTCTAGCGATCAAGATTCCCACCGCTTCTTTCCTAATGTTCTTGGCGATACAAAGAAAATTCCGGGCGAACGGCAACGATTGGTGGTGTTGCGGCGGACTGTAAATCCGTTCCCTCGTGGTAAACATTGGAGGTTCAATTCCTCTTTCGCCCATTTAGGTAGATTGCAGCCTATTCACAGAGAATTTACCGGACGCGAACGGCTTCTCTGCGGAGAATTGCAAGAACCTGGTTACGATTTTTTGTGGTTAAAGGGTACCTTGCTTCCAGTCAAAAAGTAAAAACCACACCTGTTCGATTAGTCAAGCGGTCAAGATACCACCTTTTCACGGTGGGGACGGGAGTTCGATTCTCCCATCGAACATTTCAACCGAGAATAACGCTGACTGTTTACAGTTGGTTTAGTGTTCCGGCTGAAAAGTATTGGCGAAAGCCGTGGTAAGCAATCATTAAATAGGGAGATTGCAATGCTCACTGAGAGGCTTATGTGAGTAGTCCGGGAAAGCCGACAGGACTTAAACTTGGAGAGCTTGCGTAAGTCACGCTAAAGACCATCGTTGCAACGATGCCTACGATAGCATAACTGGAAATGCCACGGACACCATGCCGGGGAAAGTGGGGTTCAACTCCCCACCGTAGGACGAGCGGATTTCTTTACCAATTTCTTATTCCGGCTCACACAGGAAAGAAATGGCGCGGCGAGGTGGCGAGAACGTAAGTGCTTTTTACATTACCAAGAGTTTTTTAAGAAAAACTCCGGTGCGGAAAATTTACTGCTTAGAGTGCATGAGCGTTACAGCGATTTAAGCGGCGGTGGAAACTTCCGAGAAAGACCTGATTACAGATGTGCGTGAGCCGTAACCAACCGAGCCGTCATGCTTAGTCAGGCGCAGAGGAATGTAGTAGAGGCGGAGAACTGCGAAAACAACGTACATCCGAGGTAAGGCACAAAGAGTTGGACTGTGCCAAGGCTCTCTGAGTAAATAGTCGGTGGTTTATGAGAGCTATGATCTGGCGGCGTAAGCCGTGGGTCTTGTAAGTAGAGTGACAGCCTTGTGCTGAGGGACTACTTATAGGACTGCGGAGGGGTGTAGGGTCCGAGAACCGCATATACAAATGAAATACCCTTGTTGGCAACTGTCTTACACGTTGCATCGGTTCGGTGGCGGCAACCATCCAAGTCACTGCCGGACTGCATTGGAGTATAGCTCAGATGGATAGAGCACAACACTACGGATGTTGGTTAGCGCAGGTTCGAGTCCTGTTACTCCAATAATGGCTTGTAGCTCAGTGGTAGAGCGTCTGACTGTTAATCAGAATGTCGTGGGTTCGATCCCCACCTTGCCAGTTGGAGACACTTGACTTACTCTTTCAAAGCACTCCACAAAGGTTACGAAAGGGCGTTTACGACCGGCGGATAGAGGAACTCCGACTTGTACGTTACCAAGGGAAAACTACTCTGCCGTGTGTCCGGTTGGTCGAGGGTGCAGTCTTGAAAACTGTCTGGATGTAAAAGTCTCTGGGGTTCAAATCCCTAACACGGCGTATGGTGCATTGCCGTAATGGTAGCGGAGCGTCTTGCTAAGTCGTCCTGCAGAAATGCAGTACAGGTTCGAGTCCTGTATGCACCGCTATGAAACCGTATTCCACCGGTGGAGGAGGTTTCAGAATTGGATAGTAGGCAGTAAAGGGTAACTGCAATATTAGTACGGTTGAGGAAAAGGTGCGTCCCGGTGTGGCAACAACGCAAAGTGCAGTGATTGGAATAAGCAGGAATGGCAGCCACCCACCTTTGATACGATAGGTTCAAAAATCCGTACGCACCAAACACATGAGGTAATCTGCGACTATCGTAATATTCCAGTGTAAGGTCCGATTCCTTACCTATCCAATCCCGGTCCGGAACGGGACAATAAGCCGAAAGGCGTAGACAGAGAGGAAGAAAGGTATGATATTACAAACAATTAAAAAGGGTGTCAGAAATGATACCTTTGAGGAATCCCAGGTTATTCAGTGTTTTGACGTTATTATCGAAAAGGATATGCTTCAAATATCCAACGCTGAATCCTCAGACGAAGAATTGGAAATCAGACAGAAGAATTTCAACAAGGCAAAGGAACTTATTGGTGCTACTGGATTGTGCAGAGATAACATTATTTGGTATCTTGGCGATCCACCATTAGAGAAGAATGTTTCACTCACGGTGGTTACTTTAGATACAGTTACTTATGTGTATAGCCGCATCGGTATTCCTGATACTATGGTATTTATTCTGAATAATTCTGGAAAGACAATATCCAGAGTGTTATAAAAAGCCGTCCTGACTTCGGACGATAAACCAGTTGGGGTAGAGAGATTCCCCGAAAGATATTTCCTATCGACATTGCCATTGGTCTCGGCAGAACCGCCAATATGGGGCATTAAGCGGGTGTACGGAAATGTTTAATCAAGTCCGCCGGCCACATACTGTCGTAGTTAGCACCGGTTAAGTGAGGAACGCAAGGAACGACATAGCAGAACTTACAAAGCAGCCTAGGGGCGAGGTTGCATTATGGCGGAGTGGAGCAGTGGTAGCTTGCCGGGTTCATGCCCCGGAGGTCGTTGGTTCAAATCCAACCTCCGCAACTCATACGGATTTCCGTAATGAAAATTGAATATGGAATATGGAGAGGTGGCGGAACGGTAGACGCGGCAGTTATGTACAATACGTCATGTTCGTGGCGTTGACGGCAATATATTACAGCTTGGGGCCTGCTTCATTGATGGTTCAAATCCATCCCTCTCCATTCAAGGCGATGGCGCAAATGTCCTTACAAATCAAGAAGATGCGCCAATTACATGAGTGAGGTAGCTCAGTTGGTAGAGCACGAAAGAAAAATGGATCATGTTTGTGGTCCGAACAGCAATCTTTCATTCCATGCTAAGGACGTTGTCGGCGGTTCGAGTCCGTCCCTCACTCTATATGGCGATGTGGTGCAAAGGGAGCACAGCAGCTCTGTTAAGAAGAATGTCATGTTAGTGGCATAATCAGCAAACTCCTTTCAATAACAATCCCAAGCTGCGGATAGAGGTTCGATTCTTCTCATCGTCTCTGCCCCGATTGCCGGTTATGGTAAACCGGATGGAACATGGTTGACAGGAGTGTTCCTTACAGCAATCGAGCATACGGGTTCAAGTCCTGTCGGGGCAATTAAGTGACGCTTACAGCAATCTTTCAAAACAGAAAATTCCATTGACAATATTTTCCCGTTTGAAGCAGCGTCATGTAAAAAGAAAGAGGTTGCCTATGAACCGAAAAGAAGATTATAGGGATATGGAAAAGTATCATAAGGCGTGTCAGAGGCAGCATAGGCGATATTACAGCAAAACGTCATTTCTATATCCGTCTCATCCGTGGACTGCGGAGGAAGATGCACTGGTAATCAAACATGAGATTACCGATTCTAAACTGTCTGAGAAGATTGGTCGTTCTGTCGGAGCGATACATAACAGGCGATATGAACTTAAAAAGTTAGCCAGATAGGCATAAAACTTTACATGGGACACTTACAGCAACCCTTTTGGATATGACTGTTAATCATAAACCCCAATAGTGTCCTGACAATGAAACGGTAAACAATTTTATAGGGACTCCTACAGCAATCACAATGGTTAAAGCAAATGTCTAAAAAACAATGTGAAACGGTTCAATTCCGTAAATGAGAGTCCTGGAAAGGTAGGAAAACATGAGCTTTGCAGATGCAATGAGAGAAGAGGGTAGATTTACCCGGACTGAAAACGGTGCAGTGGCACTGAATACTTCTGGCGATGCCAGATTGGATCTGTTTGGTACAATCGGATCGCTGAGAGAGGCTGATGAGAACAGAATTACCACTCTGTTTGCAGAGGCATACGCACAGGACAAACTCTTTGCCACAAAGATTGCGTTCTATGCAAGAGATATTCGCGGAGGTCTTGGAGAGAGAAAGACTTTCAGAACCATTATCCATTATATGGCAGAGAAACACCCGGAAGCACTCAAACCGAACCTTGATTTGGTTGGTGTATTCGGAAGATATGATGATCTGTATGAGCTTATCGGAACTCCATTGGAGGACGACATGTGGGCGGCAATGAAGAAACAGTTTGAGGAAGATTTACAGAACCTCAATGCCGGAAATGCAATTTCTTTACTTGCAAAATGGATTAAGACCGCAGATGCAAGCAGCTCTGCCACAAGAAAACTCGGAATCCTTACGGCACAGAAATTAGGCTATCCGGTCTACAATTTCAAGAGAATCGTCCGTAGCATGAGAAAACAGATCGGTGTCGTTGAAAGTCTTATGTCAGCCGGAAGATGGGATGAAATCAAATACCCGGAAGTTCCGAGCCGTGCGATGATGATTTACCGCAAGGCATTTATGAAACATGATGCTGAGAGGTTTGGAGAGTTTATCAACAAGGCAGAAAAGGGAGAGGTAAAAATCAATGCCTCAACACTATTCCCTTACGATATTGTTGAGAAGATCCTTTACGGCAGAGAGAGCAACAAGGTACTTGAAGCCCAGTGGAAAGCCTTGCCGGATTATGTGGAGAAAGGAACAAACGCTTTAGTTATGGCGGATGTGTCCGGTTCCATGAGAGGCAGACCTATGGCAACATCAATCGGTCTTGCAATCTATTTTGCAGAGAGAAATGTGGGTGCATACCACAATCTGTTTATGACGTTCTCTGACAGACCGGAGACGGTTATTCTGAGGGGAGAAACCCTTGAACAGAAGATCCGCAACGTAAGCAGAGCAAATTGGGATAATAACACAGACCTTAAAGCTGCTTTTGAGAGGGTTCTTGAAATTGCGGAAAAACACAATACTCCGCAGGAGGAAATGCCGAAAGCAATCGTTGTCATATCAGACATGGAAATTGACTGTTGTGGAAACCGTGAGTGGTCTTTCTATGACAAGATGGCAAATAAGTTCCGCAAGGCTGGTTATGTAATCCCGAACATTATCTTCTGGAATGTGAATAGCAGACACGATGTATTCCATGCAGACCATGACCGTAAGGGAGTGCAGCTTGCAAGCGGACAGTCCGTTACCGTGTTCAAACAGATTCTGCAGAACCTTGGTTACAATCCGGTTGAGGCGATGGAGAACACAATCAATTCTGAGAGATATGATTGCATCACAGTAGAATAAGTCAGGAAACAGTAGGTGGCGGTCGGAATGACTACCACCTATTTTTTATGGAGAAATAAATGGTTAATAGAAAAGATAAAGAACCGAACATAAACAATTATAAGTGCGATTACTACGAAAAAGATATGGGGATTTGCGGGTATGGTTTTGGAGATTGCGGAACAGATGGTAAATACAGCTATGATGCTGAATGTGGTACTGTCTGTTTTAAGTCACTGAAATACGAAAAAGATTTGGCAGAATATTTGAAAATTATTTGAAGCATATATTTGGAGGTTAGAATGGTAAAGAAAAGGACTATCTACACAGCATCAGACGGAAAAGAGTTTGATAATGAGAAAGAAGCGGAAGAACACGATAAAAAGGTAATACGAGAATCAATCAAGGTTTACAAGGTGTACTACAATCCAGATTTGAATGAGGGCAGAGGATATGGCGATCATGGATATGTGTACGTTCATGCAAATAAGTATCACGAACAGTTTTTAGAGTATTTCCTGTGCAAGAGGTTCGGCAACCCGATTTCCTTTGTCATGGGTACTTTTGGTTCAAATGCAATCATGCAGACATATACTTACCTCGAAGTTCCTGAAAGTGATGTGAAAGCTGATAAGATTCTGGCAAGGATAGAAGAGGTCTTTGTAGATAAATTGTGGAATAAGGAGGATAACTGCTATGCACCTTTTTAGATGTAGACATAATTTCAAAGTCATAGAAAGAAGCAATGCCTTACTGCGATAATTTTGGAAAGCTACGCAACCGCCATAAAGGAAAGCAGAGATAGAATTGTTGAAATCATAGATAAAGATTACAGAACGATTTTGAATGAGATTGGAAAACTGAGAAGTAAAGGCAAACGGAGGAAGTGATAATTGAGAAAAAGATTGAACAGATTTTTCCGCACCAAGGCGAACCACCACACCCTCAGAAGAGGACACCGGTTCAGAATATACATGATTTTTGTACGATTGACTGATGAGAGAAAAGGAGAAAGATAATGGCTAAAGAAAATTACATGATTGGGCTTACGGACGCACAGAAAAGAGCAACAATGTGTCTGGACGATATTCAGGATGTTTGCATTAAGCATAAACTCAACCTTACCATTCTGGACGATGGCATTGGATTTGTGGATCCTAAAGACAATAAAATTGTCATGGTATGGAGACCGAAGTACAAACCGATACCGCCGGAAACACCACTTACGCAGAAACCGTCCGGTTGCAATATGTCCGCTTTCATATTCGGCAGTTCAAAGGGCAGTGGAAGATTCATGGGAAGCAAAAAGAAACACACAATCAGAGGAACGAAACGGAGGTAGGTTGATATGCCAAGTTTTAAATTGAAACCGGAGCACATAAAGATTATGACAGACCTTAATTTTAGAATCTCCATTTTAATAGATTCTAAGGATAGGTATAGACCGGCAATAGATGTTAAAAGACCATTCGGGAACAGCGGCCCCACAACGAATGTGTGTGAAATCATGGGATGGCACTGCGATGAAGAAAGTGGAGAATACGCTGCTGAGGATATTGAAAAAGCCGAAATGCTCATTATCGAGCTTCCGGTTGCTTTGCAGGTCGTGATGCAAAACCACACATTTGAACCCGGAGAGTATGAAGTAGGGGAATATTCCTCGGCATACTTCAATTATGTTCACATTCGCAATTATCACGCATTAAAATCTCCTATCGCAGAAATAGAGGAAAAATATAAAGACTGCGATCAAATGGAAAGGTTACATGAAGTTTGTATGAATGTATCTGGCGATAACCCGTGGAAAGTGATTGACGATCTGAAATGGTTTGCCCAGACCGACTTTCTGGCAGATGCAATAGTGGTATTTGAAAAGCATCGAGACGAACAAATCCTTGATGAATGGCTGAAAACACATGACGGAGAGGATTATTGCAAATATTGTCCTGAAAACGCTGAATGTCCTCACGGAATGGCTTGTTATGGTGGAGAACCTATCGAGCCGTCTTGCTACGGAGCAGATATGAAAGAATTTCTTTACACGGACTCTATTATTGAGGATGCACTGGAGGAAAGATATGGCGAAGAATAACAAACTGATAAATTCCCTGAATGAAATCGCCAGAAGAAACCGCTCACAGAACGTTGCTACTGCGGCAGACCAGATGGTTCCACAGATATATGCTGCGATTGCCATAGCACTTCACAGAACCTATGGATTCGGATATAAGCGTATCAATGATGTGTTCGTAGAATCACAGCACATTTGGGAAAGCTATGCTGGGGACGGAGCCGGTATGGTAAAGAAGTGTGAGGAAGAAACCGGAGTGACGGTATGTAGCCCGGAAGAGGCACAGAGATAGATGGAGATGCAGAATGGAATGTAACGGAAATTGCGGATCATGTGCTTGGCATGATAATTTTAATGGGACAACGGATTGGATATGTGCCAATGAGGAAAGTGATTGCTATGGAGCGGTCACATCCTGGGATGATTACTGCATTGACTACGAACCAAAAGACATATAATAACGAACTCAATTACATCATAAAATTTTAATTTTATCATTTAACAAGGAATGACTGCATTAAAATATCGGTTTCACCGATATTCTAATGCGTGGTTGTTCCTTTTTTGTTAAAATGATGGTGTCTTGGTATAGACGTTGGTGGATTATCCCTTTCTTGATATGGAGTAGTGAACGCTACTCCATATTGGTAAGCCCGGATAGCTCAACTGGCAGAGCATTTGATTTGTAATCAAAAGGTTGTGGGTTCGATTCCCACTCTCGGCTCTTGCCTCTTTCGAGAGACCATGGGTTCCTCCATTATTGTAGGATAGGGCGGTGGCGAGCCGCCCAGTAATGTGTGGTGGCGCAGTTCGGTAGCGCATCTGACTTTTAATCAGACGGTCGTGGGTTCAAATCCCATCCACGCAACTATCCACATACAGAAAGGAGCAGCTATATTGGAAACGGAAAACGTATACTGCCCTGTATGTAAGGCGCGGGCAAACCGTGAAAAACTTCTTTTTAAGAAAGCACCCGGAGCATCCGGCACGATTTTTATAAACTGCCGTGGATGTAAGGAAGTAATAAAAATAGAATTAAGCAAAGAGCCTTTGAGCCGGTTAAGTCATAAGTAGACTTGATCGGTTCTTTTGTTTTATTCGGAAAGGGGAAACTTCATGTACGCAAGCAACCGTCCGACTCTCGGTAGGCGAATGTTAATGACTGATGAGAGGGAGATAACGAAAGACAATATCATACAGGTTGTGTCAAAAGCATTTATGGAACATCAGGAAAATGTTGCCGAGGAAGTATACCTTTTTGAGTATGAGAGAGGAAATCAGCCAATTCTCAACCGTGAAAAGAAAATCAGATCGGACCTTAATGCCACAGTCGTAGAAAACAATGCTTCAAAGATTGTGGACGTGCATCTGGGATATTGTTTTTCCAACCCGATTACTTTCGTACAGAGAGCAAAGATAGAGCCTACAAAGAAACAGAAGAGAGCCTTATTCGGCTTCTTAAAGAAAAAGGACGAGGATAACGGAGAGAACATTGACGATTTGAAAATCGCCATGCTCAACAAAATGATGCAGGAGCAGAGCAAATCGGCAAAGGACATTGCCCTTGGAAGAAATCTGTTTATCTGTGGAGTCGGTTACCAGATGATGTTGCCGAACAGAAATCCAAGCCGTTATTCTCCGTTTGAGCTTTTGGTTCCGAGTCCACTGACAACATTCGTGGTGTATTCCAACGATGCGTACAGAGAACCGGTGCTTGGATGTACCTACTTCATACACGATGATGGAACCATCACTCTCACAGCATATTCAAGTAGATTCTGTTACACCATTGAGCATGAGCTTAATACAACGGATTATCATTTGAAAGAGAATATCACTCCGAACCCACTGAGAAGAATACCGGTCGTAGAATTTGCATTGAATGACCGCATGGGTATCTTTGAAAAGGTTATCCCACTCATGGATGCCATGAACCTTGTGGATTCAGACCGTATCAATGATATATTGCAGCACGTTCAGTCCTTACTTTGGATGCACAACTGCCAAGTAAATGAAGAGGGTAAGAAAAATCTCGTTGACGGCGATGGTGTCATTATGACAAAGAGTACCGGAGACGGCAAGGAAGCAAAGATTACCTACCTCAATCAGACATTGAATGAGAGTGAGGTACAGAAACTTGTGGATCATCTCAATTCCCAGTTGGAGCAGATTACTTCTACTCCGTCATGGCAGGAAGCAAGCGGCGGCTCTACCACAGGAGCAATGCAGCTATCAAATGGATGGCAGTGTTTGGAGATTTCCGCAAAGACCGTTGAACAGTTATTCACGGAACCGGAAATGCAGATTATTGATTTGGCAATAGAGATAATCAAGGCAGATCAGAGACCGTATGACGGTCTGAAAGATATAGAGACGGCAGACGTTGAAATACGTTTCTGCAGAACCAAGACATACGATCTGGTGTCAAAAACAAACTCCCTTGTGGCATTACTAAATGCCGGAGTAGACGGTCTCACTTCATTCAATACTGTTGGACTGTTTACAGATCCTCAGCAGGCATGGGTTGACAGTAAGACTATTATCGAGGGCATACAGAAGAAACTTGCATCCAAGGAAGAAAAAACGCAGCAGCCGAACCCTAACGCCTATAAGGATGATGAGGGGAACGGTGGGGAGAACAACGAGGAAAAGGATAAGACAGAGGAATCAAAGCAGCCGAGCAAAACGGCAATGGTAGAAGAATAGGCGGTGTGAGATATGTATGATCCGGTACAATACTTTGATGAAATGAATATCCTCAAAGACGATAAGCTCCGCCGGATAAATACTGCCAAGGAATTTATCAATGCCCTTGTTGATTTCTTTGCAACACAGTTTATGAATCTTCTCTCCGGGATATTCCTTTACGAGAAGTCGAGTTCTGATTATGAAAATGAGCTCATGGATCTTTATTTTGCCATGGCTTCTGAATATCAGTACGAGACAGAGGTAAGAGAAAAGGCATACAGATTTGCAAAGTACATTCAGGAGGCAACCGAAAGAGCGGTAGCAAACGCCAACGGAAACGATGATTATAAAATGTCTCGCATGACCGGTGGCATTATGAAAGAAGAGGATGTTCCAAAGAGTGTTAAGCGGATGTTCTCGGAAGTCAGAGCAACCGAGATTGCCTTAAATGAAACCAACTGGATATATAACTGGATCAATCATCAGAACCTTGCCGAGAGGCAGGACACCCATACATGGGTAAGTATGAGAGATGAACGTGTCCGGGTAAGCCATTGGGAGGCTGACGGGCAGACAGTTCCGATAAATGAGCCTTTTACCATCAATGGGTACAAAATGATGTTCCCACTTGATGATAGTATGGGCGCACCGATAGATGAAATAATCAACTGCCGGTGCGTAGAATTATAAATTAGGAGGTAGAGCCAATGGCAACAGCAAGCAAAAAGACGGCAGCAGGCAAGAAGAAAATGGACGATAAGAAGAAAGTAGCAGCTTCCAAAAAGGAGACTGCGAAGAAATCTTCTGATAAGAAAGCGGCAGCTAAGAAGGCCCATGCAAAGAAACAAGACACCAAGAAAACCACAGCCAAAAAGGCAGCAAAGAAAAACTAACTTCATACAGTTAGAGCCTATGAGCCGGATGTGATGATGAATCGTGTCCGGCTCATTTTTCGGTTATTCAGGGAGAAATCCCTATCACATAACGGGTTAGAGAAAATCCTTACAAAACGCATACAACTATTGTCTTGCAGAGACGCAAGTAAAAAAACGCAGAAATTTATACGGAGAGAACCGTTCAAACGCAGGAGGCCAATTATGGCAGATGTAAACAGTACAGCAACTCAGAACCAGACACAGCAGCAGACTCAGACAGAACCGCAGAAACAGCCTACTACTCAGGTTTCCGGTACACAGCAGCAGACTCAGACAACCAAGCCGGAGGATAACAGCAACGGCAATGAACTTACAGTTGAAAGCCTTATGGCACAGCTTGCGCAGGAAAAGGCCAATAATGCCAAGTTAAAGTCTGACAATGACAAGTTATGCACATCCGAGGGCAATCTGAGAAAACAGCTCAGAGCTAAGCAGACAGCCGAGGAACAGGAAGCGGAAGCAAAGGCAGAACAGGCGGCACAGAGAGATGCCTATGTCAAGGAACTGGAAAAGTTCAAGTCGGTAACAGAATCATCGGAGCGTTACTTAGGAATGGGTATGCCTACCGAAATGGCAAAGGCAACAGCAACGGCAGAGTATGAGGGAAATATGGATGTCGTTACTGGAAACATCTCTAAGTTCATGGCAGAGAGGGATAAGCAGAAAGAGTCTGAAATCCGCGCACAGTATTTAGCTCAGATGCCTACACCGCAGTCTGGAAACGTAGGTCAGGTTGACTATTCAGCACAGATCAAGCAGGCAATGGACGCAGGCGATACACAGGCCGCCGTTCTTGCAATATTAAGTCAAAATGCCGCTAACAATCAGCAGGCATAACTTTTAAGGAGGTAATGAATTATGGCACAGGGCACAGCAACATCATTCGCTGTTCCTAATTTTAGCGGAATGTTATTCGCTAAAGGGCAGCAGGCAACACCGTTCTCTACTATGATTGGCGCAAGACCTCTCGTAACCAATCATGTAGAGTTTACTTGCGGTCAGGAGTACAACACAGAAACAGGCGAACAGCCTGAGATTTCTGAAACAGCATCCCTTACCGCTCCACAGCCGGAAATTGTAACCAGAAGTCAGCTTACCAACGTAACTCAGATCTTCCAGAAGTCCGTAGCGATTTCTTATGGAAAGCAGAGCAACATGGGTACACTGCAGGGTATCAACGTAGCCGGTCAGCAGGCAAATCCTATGGATGAACTTGCGTTCCAGGTATCTCGTAGAATGGCGAAGATCGCACAGGATATTGAGTACACTTTCATCAATGGTAAGTATGCGAAAGCTACTACTGATGCAGAGGCAAACCAGACCAGAGGACTTCTGACTGCGATTACAACCAATATACTCGATCTCGCAAAGAAACCTCTTACCTACTGGCTTGTAGCAGAGGGATTAAAGTCCATTCACGATCAGGGAGCAAAGACAGACAATATCGTTCTCGGTGTAGATGCAACCACTATGTTGCAGCTCAACCTTGACGCTCAGCAGAACAACCTGACTATCGTTCCTCTCGGAAGAGAAGTAAACGGTATCAAGTTACAGACCGTAGTTACCCCTCTTGGAGAGGTGGCAGTCGCATTGTTCGATACCATGCCTGCCGGTACTGCCGTTCTGTTCGATCCGTCCATCATGGCTCCTGTTCATCAGATGGTTCCTGGTAAGGGTAATTTCTTCTTAGAGCAGCTTGCTAAGACAGGCGCAGGAGAAACTTATCAGATCTTCGGTCAGATCGGTCTGGATCACGGTCCTGAGTGGATGAGTGCGAAGTTCACTAATATTTCCACAGATCTTCCTAGCAAGATCACGGCAGCCGGTACAACGGTGGGGGAATAACAGGTCATACCCTTAACGGTGGTTCCGAGGTAGTTGATTCTTCTGTTTCCACATCAGCGGATGCGGTTTCAGAAGAGACGGCTACTGGTAAGAAGTACACAGAGGAAGAACTTAACGCTCTGACAGTAGCACAGATTAAGGCTATCGCAGCGGAACGTGGGTATGACATGAAAGAAACCGTAAAAGCAAAGCTGATCGCAGAGTTTTTAACTCAGCAAGGGTAAGAAAGTGAGGACGGATTATGGACGCTAAATTGTTGAAAATCATTTTAGATGATGAAACTCTCACTGACGAACAGATTGCCGTCCTCCTTGTGAAAGCTCAGAAACAGGCTGCAAATCAACACTTTTGGGCGGATGATGATATTCCGACAGAGGCAGAGTTGGAGAGATTTTATAACCGGTATGAGTTTGAAATCTATGATTTGGCGAAAGCCATAAACTCTGACGATGCGAGGGGCGGACTTGTATCTCACACAGAACTTGGAGTTACCCGGAACTGGGGACAGACAGGTAAGAAAGATATTGAGTTGGCCTTGGCGAAGATCCCACCCAAAACCTATGTCGGTCTGTTAAGGAGGGATGGCAATGCCGAAGCTGAGACTTAAAGACCTCAGATTGAACCAAGTCCCTTTTTATTACCAGACCTATGACGGAACGGTGGATGAAGTGGACGAGGATGGCAACCTTACCGGGGAGAGCATACCGAAGTATTCAAATCCGGTTCGTGTGCTTGCGAGAGTAAGTCCGAACTCAGGAAATGCCGAGGACTCCCCATTTGGTAAAGATATTGTCTACGACAAGACCATATCAACCGTACAGAAATTGCCGATTGATGAATACTCAAAACTCTTCATAGATGTGGTTCCTATTCTCAACGAGGACGGTTCCACAGATACAGAACCGGATTATATATGTGTCTGCCCGAAACATGATTTGCAACAGAATCTATGGGCGATACGGAAGATTAAGGGGAATATCCATGCAGGACAAAATAACGATCAATCCCTTTGACACGGACAGCATAGATGAGGCCATTAAGAAACTGGAAAAGCGGAAAGAGCGTATACACAAATGCGCAGAGAAACTTATACAGAGACTTACAGACCTCGGAGTTGAAAAGGCACAGGAGTTAGTTCCGGTTGATACCGGTACGGCAAGATCTTCCATTATCGGTTATCTGGATGAGGCAGAGGGAGTTGGAATCATAAGTGCCGGAGGGTATTGCAAGTACATTGAGTTTGGTACTGGTGTAAAGGGTAGGGACAACTCACACCCAAGCGAAGAGTACAAGGCAATAATGAACTGGGCGTACAATTCCGGGGCAACAATCTTTACCACGAAAGACGGCAGAGAGGGTTGGTATTATCCGGCTGATGATGGCACATGGCGATTTACAGAGGGTATGCCGTCAAGACCATTCATGTATGAGACGGCGCAATATCTGAGGAAAGAAGCACAAAAAATAGCAAGCGAGGTATTCAAGGATGGTTAAGGACAATGTGAATTTGTATTTTACGAACCTCCTGAAAGACTTGCAGAAACAATACAGCAGTTTGAAAGGAGGACAGGTGTATAAAGCTACACCACCGTCATTCCCCTATATGTATTTCAAGCAGATAGGCGGAGACGGAGTGTTATCCACACTTTCAAATACAGAGGACGGTATCAATCTTGGATTGGAAGTCAAATTCTATTCAAACAAATCCGCCTCAGAAGTGCGGAAGTTAGCAAATTCCGCAAGGGAATATATGGTAGGGATTGGATTTCATTGTGACTACTTCTCCCCTGTGGAGAATGTAAGCGATACTTCCATTTCACAATTCCTTACCCGATTCTCAAAACTGGAAACATGATTAACTCCATCGGCTAGGGTCGCTCCCGAAAAGCACTCGCCTGGTGTCTGCCGGTGGTTTTAATAAATTCAAGGCTTTACCTCTTAGGCAAAGGGAAACACAAGGAGGTAGAACGAAGATGGCAAAATGTACAAATGTGACATATCTCATGCACGAGAAAGCAGATGCTCCCGGAACATTTGAGAAGTTGATCGACATTACTGAGTACCCGGATCTCGGTGGAGAAAAGGAAAAACTCGATGTTACAACACTTTCCGATACGAAGAAAAGAACCATTAACGGTATCGAGGACACAGGGGATCTTGCTTTCAAAGCATGGTATGAGAAAGCTGATTACAAGAAACTCTTGGATCTGCAGGAAGCAGGAAAAGTTGATAAATACCAGTTATGGTTTGGAGAAGAGGGTGTTGACGGCAAATGGGAGTGGGCCGGTGTTATGGCAGTATATCCGACAAGCGGATCTTCCAACAATGCGAGAGAAATGTCATTCTCCATTACTGATGAGGGCGAAGAGGCTCTTCATTATGTAACAGCGTGAAAAAGTGAAACAGCGGCAGGGGAATAATCCTCTGCCGTACAAATAGGACAGATTAACGAAAGGACGGTTAATAAGTATGATTTTACAGACAGCGAATGGACCTAAAGAGATTAAAGTAGCAGATCTCGATTTTACAAACCTTATGTGTGATCTGGAAGATCACGATGTAGATGTAATGGGACTTCTGGATGATGATACCAGAGAGAACATGAAGATTTTTAAGACAATCAGAGCGATCATCGAAGTCCTTACCGGCACAAAGGATCTCACAAAAGCCGGAAAGATACTGAGCGAACATTTGAAGTACGGTGGCTCTATGGATGAAGTCATGGAAGCCTTTACGGAGGCAATGAAAACCGCGGGTTTTGGCGAGGAAGCCGAGGAACCTCCGAAGAGCGGAGGAAAGAAAACCAAGGCGGCAACAGAGTAGAGGAAATAGATCTCAGTAAATACAAAACATTTACAGAGATTATCAATAAAGTTTGGCTTCCCAACGCTCTCCTTTATGGAGTTTCCTATGAGACCTTTTGGACATTAAACCCTACGAAATTAGAGCCATTCCAAAAGAAGAGAGAAATGGAAGCGAAAGAACAGGCCACAGCCTTAGATACGTTGGCGTGGTCCGTTGGTTCGTATGTCGTAGATGCCATGGCAATCTTCCTTGGCAGAAATGCTCCGGCATACCCAAGCCAACCAAGAAGCATGAACAGCACAGAGGACGCACCGCCGGGAGCAAAAATGACGGATGCAGACAGATTCGCTGCCTTTGCCGCAGAACATAATAAGCGATTGAGGCAGCGAAGAGAAAAGTAGCTGATTACATGGGGATAGGTTGACGAACCGAAACAGCGCAAGTCCGGCGCAGTTCCCCATGTTTTCTTATTTTACGGACAAACAATACCACCCACGGACAGGGTTTTACGAAGTGAGGTGGCAAAATGCCTGATAACAGAGTAGATAGCATTTTATTGGAAATAGAAGCCACCACTGATAAGGCAGACGGTGGTATTGATAAAGTAACAAAAGCTCTTACCTCAATGAAGAAAATCACTGAGGGATTAGATACAGAAAAGTTAAAACAGATTCTTGATGTAATGCGTGGTTTCTCCGGCGTTGGAGATGATCTTAAAAATGCCGGAAGTGGTATGAGAAGCATTGCATCATCCATTAAGTCTCTGTCAGGAGTTGATACGGCGAAATTAAAAGAGGTTGCGGCTACTGTAAAGGAAGTCAGCACAGCACTTGGAAACCTCGGATCGAATAATCGCGTCAGCATCAGAATTGATTCTGAGGGGGCACAGAGACGTGTACAGCCTTTGGAGAACGGTCAGCAAGCAGCGGCAGCCACAGAAAGCGTTGCGACTGCATCAGAAGAGGCACAGGCAGCAATGAACGGTGCCGCATCAGCGGCAAGTCAGTTGGCACAAGAGGAAAGCAACCTCGGAACTGCCGGACAAAGTGCAGCAGCCGGACAGACAAACTTAAACGAAAGTCTCAATCAGGCAAACACAAATCCGGCTAATAGACGTATCCAGGAACTCATAGACCAGATCAATAAGTACAAAGCCACTGTCAGCGGTATGGAGAGTGGAAAGATACGGTTTGATACCGGTCAGTATGAGGAAGCTGTGAATGGTCTCAGACAGGCACAGGAACAGTTTAAGCAGTTCAAGGAAACGGTTTCACAGTCTCCTAAGAATATGGAGGATGTGGCAAAGTCCATTAAGTCCATAGGGGATGCAGCACAGAAATGTGGACTTGGAACCTTTTCTTCTATATTAAGTGGAATTGCATCAATTCTTCCGGCCATTGAAACCGGGGGCATGGCGGCAAATGCCGGATTCCAGTCTATGGCGGTAGGCCTTGAAGCCGTTCAGGCGGCGATACCGATTATTGGTATTATCCTGACAATCCTTACTGCAATCATCAATGCGGTAAGGCAAGTGGCAAATGCCGTAAAGAACGAGACACAAAAAATCATTTCTGCCGTGAAAACGGTAGTGAACAAAATCCGTTCTGGGATTGCTGCAATTATAAATAAATTCAAGGAACTCAAAAAAAGAGTGAGAGAGAGCCTTGGATTTTCAGAAAAACAATCTGGTGCATTTGCAAAGAAACTCGGCTCAATCATCCGACTTGGAACGTTCATGTTATTACGTTCAATGTTTACACACCTATTTGAACTCGTAAAAACAGGATTCGATAACCTTGTTATTTATTCAAAAAGAGCCGGAACAGAGTTTCACAAAAACGTAAATCTTCTCTACAACGATTTGCGACAGCTTGGAGCATCACTGACAACTGCATTTGAGCCAATACTGAATGTAGTTACTCCGATTCTGGATTATCTGATTCAGAAGCTCGTTGCAGCAACAAACGCATTGGCACAGTTCTTCTCAGCACTCACAGGTAAGAAGTTCTATACCAAAGCAATAAAACAGAATAAAGATTATACAGATTCCTTAAATGGTGCTGCAAAGGCGGCAAAGAACCTTACCACCGGCATAGATGAGCTTAACATCCTAAGTGATGATAAAAGCGGCAGTGGAAGCAACAGCGGAGCCGATGGAAGCGGTTATGAAACAGACGAGATTGCGGATAAGTACAAAAATCTTGCACAGATGATTAAGGATGCTTGGGATGAAGCTGATTTCTACGATGTAGGAAGAATGTTCGGGGAGAAACTGAAAGAAGCCCTCGATAACATTCCGTGGGACGGCATCAAAGCATCTCTGAGAAAGATTGCGAAGTGCATTGCGACATTCCTGAATGGTTTCCTTGAAACTCCTGGATTGTTCACATCAATAGGTGTGACAATAGCGCAAGCTATTAACTCTGCATTTGAGTTCGTTGATTCATTTGTAGAAAACTTCCATTGGAGCAGTCTCGGAACGGCAATAGCAGATCTTATCATTGGTGCATTAGATACTCTTGACTGGACTCTGATAAATAAAACCGCAAAGGGACTTGCACAGGGTATCGTAGATGCAATCAACGCTGCCCTGCAGACAGAAGATCTCTGGAAGAAAATTGGAACAGCAATTTCCAATGCAATAAACTCAGCGATTCTATTTGCAAAGACATTCGTTACCGGATTGGATTGGGCTTCACTCGGAACCGCAATCGGCAATCTGCTTGGCAATGCAATAGCCGGAATTGATTATGTTGGCATTGGAGAAACATTCGCTGGTTTTGTAAATGGTGTATTTACTGCCGTACTGAATTTCTCAAAGACTTTCCCATGGAAAGATATTGCTACGAACTTTGCAAACGGTGTCAACACAGCACTGAAAAAACTCGATTGGAATACCATCAAAGACGGTTTCGATACTTTCTGTGAGGGACTTGGAACAAATATAAATACCGCAATTACGGAGATCGACTGGAATCTTGTAGGCACAACGCTTGGTAACAGCATCAAGACACTTTTCAGCGGTCTTGGAAAATTCCTTGCGAAGATAGATTTCAAGAAAATCGGAAGTGACTTTGCGAGTGCGATAAACAAGGCAGTTAAGACTATCGACTGGAAAGAAGCCGGTGGCACAATCAATTCCCTTATATCTGGTGTATGCACACTGATTAACACTTTGATAGATGAGGTGGATTGGTACGAACTTCTAAAGGGCGTAGGAACGGCAATGTCCGAGATTGACTGGGACACAATACTCAAAACAGTCTTTAAGGTATTTGCAGCCAAGTGGACATTCAAGAATTTGTTCAAATGGGTATCATGGACCGCCATTTGGAATGAACTGAAAACAAGCGTTGTTGAGGGAATATCAAAGAAGTTCGGAATTGGATCTGATGATGGAGAAATAAATACTGTCGGAGAGAAAATAGTCAGTGGCTTGCTGGGTGGAATATCTAAATCCCTTTTGCCAGCACCATTGCAGACAGCGTTGAGTTGTTTCGGAAATGTGACAGATGTTGTCAAAGGAATATTCGGCATAGGTGGTTCATCCGATTCAACCGTATTCAGCACACTTGGAAGTAATCTTGTCACTGCTTTCAATGGAGGCATCGGAAAGAAATTCTCAGACTGCCAAGAAAAAGTTACGGAGTGGGCCGGAAAGGTCAATGACTGGTTCTCGGGTACGAGCTTTGGAAAGATTTGCAAAGAGACTTGGGAAACCCACGGTCAGAACATCATAACCGGCTTTAAGGACAAGATAGGCAATGCTTATACCACCACGAAAGACAGCATCACGACTTGGGCTACTAAGGCTAAAGAGTGGTTCAACAATTCATCATTTGGTGGGATCAACATGGAAACATGGACCGGATATGCAAATGACATTATCTCCGGTTTCAAGACAAAAGTGGGAAATGCCTATACACAGACCAAGGACAACATTACCACATGGGCCTCAAAGGCAAAGGAA